GAACAACGCAAGTGAGATGAACTTCGAGCGGGATGGAGGGTTGCGTAACAGCGCCGGCGCCGGCAAGACGGGTGACATCGTCTTTACCACGGTCGGAGATGATGCAGGAGATCGTTACGACATCACGATCAGGGCGCATAAGGTGTATTAAATGAAACCAATGCTCACCGCGCTCCGCTTGCGCGAAGTGTTGGATTACGACGCCGCCACCGGAGTTTTCCGGTGGCGCGTGTCGCGCGGTCCTGCCAAAGGCGGAGACGTGGCCGGTTGTATAGGCAAGGATGGCTATCGGCGGATATGCGTTGATTGGCATGATTACCTTGCCAGTCGTCTTGCTTGGTTGTACGTCCATGACTGCTGGCCGGAGAACGAGATCGATCACAAGAACACTATCCCCCGGGATGATCGGCTTCAAAACCTTCGCGATGTGACAAGCGCCGGGAATAAACAGAACAAGCGACGGGCACGCACGGACAACAAGCTCGGGATGCTTGGCGTATCTCTAAACGGAAAGAATTTCGGGGCGAGCATAGGAATTGACGGGGGGCGGAAATGGCTCGGCACCTTTGAAACACCAGAAGCCGCGCATGCCGCCTATGTTGCAGCCAAGCGCAAATATCATCCCACTTGCACCATATAGGCTATGACGACATCCAATACGTACTCTTTCATTCTCACTGTCGGCGGGATCATCGAAGAAGCCTGTGAACGAGCCAGCGTCGAACAAAATGCCGCACGAGCACGCTCGGCCCGGCGTTCCTTGGCCTTGTTGATGATGGGCTGGTCGAACGATGCCATCAGTCAGTGGCGTGTCGAACAGAAGCAACAGATTCTCACTGCCGGACTGGCGACTTATACGCTGGAGGCGCAGGCCATCGATATCCTGGACATGGTGCTTCGGCGCGACGTGACGGAGACCCCGATAGAAGGGATCGGCAGGGATGATTACCTCAAGATTCCGCGGAAAGATCAGCAAGGGCGACCTGATCGGTTTTTCGTAGACCGCGGGCGCGATGCCGTGACATTTACCCTGTGGCAGACGCCCGAGAATTCGACGGATATCGTGATATTCAACCAGTTTCGACGGCACCAGGATGTCACGACCAACGAGGAAAACATTGACGTAGATCGACTGTGGTACGACGCCGTGGCCGATGAATTGGCCGCGCGCATGGCCTTCAAGTTCAACGCATCAAAAGCTGTGGCGTGCAAAGCAGCGGCCCGCGAGTCCTATTTCCTGGCGCGCACTGAAAACCGCGAGCGCGCTGATACAGTAATGCGTGTGAGGTACGGTAGACGGTGACGACCTTCGCGCGCGGTAGGCAGGCTTGGGGAGAATGCGCCCGCTGTGGAGAAAAGCGGCTGCTGCGCACGCTGGTCGAGGATGGGTACATCGTGGGCTTGCTCGTATGCCCTGACTGCTACGAACCCAAACATCCGCAGGAAAGGCTGCCCAAGGTCGCTGATGCGATGGCGCTGCGCAAGCCCGCGCCTGAACTGTCCGAGCCGCCCGGCGAGGGAATAGCGAGATTCCTGATCTGGACCGGATTGGCCAGCGCGCCGGATACGGATAACTCCTGGTCTGCGGTGACGTGGGCCCCGACGCTCAATCTGTTTGTCGCGGTTGCGCAGAGTGGCACCGGCAATCGGGTGATGACCTCGCCCGACAGCCTCAACTGGACTCTTCGGGTTGCCGCGACGCTCAATGCTTGGCGTGCGCTTATCTACGCGGAAGAGCTTGCATTGCTTGTTGCTGTGTCAGATGACGGCACAGGCGATCGAGTGATGACCTCGGTTGATGGAGTGAACTGGGTCAGTCAAGCCAGCGCGGCCGACAATGAATGGACATCGATTGCCTGGTCGCCGTTTTTGGGTCTGTTTGCTGCGGTATCAAGCGACGGCACCGGCAACCGCGTGATGACTTCCACGAATGGGATCGATTGGACTACGCAGGTAAGCGCTGCGGATAACGCTTGGCAGTCGATCGTGTGGTCGCCCGAGTTGGGATTGTTCGTTGCCGTGTCCAACACCGGCACCGGAGATCGGGTGATGACTTCGCCAGATGGCGTCACATGGACTTCCCAAGCAAGCGCCGTGGACAATTCCTGGGTCTCGGTTGCATGGGCACCAGAGATAGGCTTGTTCGCCTCCGTGTCCTCAGATGGATCCGGCGCCGGCGTAATGACTTCGCCTGACGGTGTGAATTGGACCGAGCAAGTTGCCGCAGTGGATAACACATGGTCTGCGGTCGCGTGGTCACCAGAACTAGGGCTGTTCGTTGCCGTGGCTGATTCCGGCGTAGGCGATCAGGTAATGACATCGCCCGACGGCGTTATCTGGACCAGTCAACCCAGCGCAGATACCGGCACCGGCTGGCAGTCGATCGTGTGGTCGCCGGAACTGGGGGCATTCGCTGTCGTATTCGGCAATCAGGTGATGTACTCGGTGGCCGTCGTGTCGCCGCCATTGGTATTCGATGAGCTTGGGAAACTGGTCGCTGGCGGGAGTTATGTCGGCGCTGGGGGTAGTGGCGAGTCCGTAAGTGAGGGTCTGAGTTGGGTAACTGCGAACACTCCAGTCGATCAGTTTTGGCTCGCAATTGCCTGGTCACCAGAATTAGGTTTATTCGCCGCGGTTGCTCCTAACGGAACTGGCAACACGGTAATGACCTCACCAGACGGGATCAACTGGACTGATCGTGTTCCCGCCACGAATAACCCGTGGGAGGCAATTGCTTGGGCACCAGCACTGGGTCTATTTGCTGCGGTGAGCACTTCCGGCACTGGTGATCGCGTAATGACATCATCCGATGGGATTACGTGGACGAGTCAGGTCAGCGCTTCAGATGATACCTGGGATGGAATAGCGTGGTCACCATCCCTGGGCTTATTTGCCGCTGTGTCTAGTTCCAATGGCGTGGTGATGACTTCGCCAGACGGCATCAACTGGACTCTTCAAACTGCTGCGTCTACTAACTTTTGGTCTGCGATCGCGTGGTCTCCTTTGCTCGGTTTATTCGCTGCCGTGTCTAACGATGGCACAGGCGATCGAGTGATGACCTCACCCGATGGGGTCAACTGGACTTCTCAGGCAAGCGCCTCAGACAATATCTGGACCGGGATTGCGTGGTCACCAGAGTTGAGCTTGTTCGCGGCAGTATCTATTGCTGGCGGGCCGGGCGGTCTGGTAATGACTTCACCCGATGGAATCAACTGGACTTCCCGCGTTGCTGCCGATGCTTATAACTGGTTTGGGATTGCTTGGTCGCCTGAATTTGGTCTATTTGCTGCGGTAGCAACGGCCGGCACCAGTGACAGCATAATGACCTCACCAGACGGGATCAACTGGACCAGCGAGACTACACCAGAGGACCGAGCCTGTCGCGCAATTGCTTGGTCTCCATCGTTGGGTATGTTTGCCGCAGTCACTGGTGAGTCTGCGACTGACCAAGTAGTGCATTCTGTTGGAACGCCATGAACGATTTGAAAAGGATGGCCTGTGGCATACACCATGCAGCAACTCGTTGATTACGCGCGCGTGCCTCTGAACGACGCCAAGCTGACGCCGGCTGGCGCTGCGCGCACGCCGCGTTACACGGACACGGAATTGCTTTCCCATGCTAAGCAGGCTCTGCACGTGTGCCGGCGCGATCGTCCGGACCTGTTCTTCGACCAGTTCACGCTCGACGTATCCGGGATTGCCTTGATTGCGGCATTTCCCTTGCCGGACGAATACTTCCAGCCGATTGCCGACTACGTGAGCGCTCGAGCGCAGACCAAGGATGGCGAGGAAGTCACGGATGCCAAGGCGCCGATGTTCTTCATGCTCTTTGCCGAGGGAAAGGGTGACAAATGAGGCCATGGGCTGATTTCTATAACCACGTCGTTACGCACTTGAAAGGCGCGACGCTTCCGGTCATCTCGAACGAAGTGCGCAATGCCGCCATCGAATTCTGCGAACGTGCGCCCGTGTGGACGGTTCCTTTCGTGCCCATCACCGTGACGCTCAATGATCTCGACTATCCGATAAACATCGCGGAAGTAGATGTTGTGCTGGTCCGCGCAATCGATGTTTGGTACAGCGGAATGGAGCTTGTTTACAAGACGCCTGGAGAATTGGCGACGATCTTCAATAAGTGGGTGGCCAAGAGCGCGACAACGCCAGAATTCTGGACTCAGGTGATTTTCAACAGGCTATGGCCGGTGCCATCACCAACGGTAGTTATTGCTGATGCGATCACCGGCTTGGCACAGGTGAAGCCAACGGATGATGCAGATGGTGTTCCCGATGAAGTGTTCCAGCAGTGGTATCGAGGGATCAGCAGCGGGGCTCTGTCACGGCTTTTCTTTATGCCGAACAAGCCATGGACAAACGGAGAATTGGCTGTGTTTCACGCCAGGGCATTCGACATGGCCATCGAAGCCGCTACCATCAAGGTACGCGGTCAATGAGTAATAACTGAGGGATTCTCATGCGCAAATGGACGAATAACGCAACTGCCCAACTAGCAAGCGGGATCACTTCCGGCGCTTTGACGTTGACGGTTGCATCTGGGCAGGGCGCCAGATTTCCTACATTGACCGCTGGCGATCACTTCAAAGCGACCTTGATGGATGTCGCAAATCTCATCGAGATCATCAAGGTTACGGCGCGCGCTGCTGACGTGTTCACGATCGAGCGCGCCCAAGAGGGCACGACTGCCAAGGCTTACATCGCAGGCGATCGCGTGGAACTGCGTTGGACTGCTTCCGAGGGCAATGCCTCGATGGTACCCGGGCTCGCGCGCAACACTGTCGTAGGTGGCGGCACTGGCGATGTGATGACGGCTGATTTTGCCAGTAGCCAAGATATCTTGCTGGAAAATGGGATGCGCTTCACTGTGCAGGCCCCTGGTAGCAATACCGTCACGACGCCGACATTGAACGTGACGCTCGGGATTACGGCGACGGGTGCAAAGACGATCGTCAAAGGATCGAATGGGGCTCTCGCAGTAGGCGACATTCCTGGCGCTGATTTCCCTGCTGATTTCCAGTATGACCTGAGCCTCGATAAGTATGTGCTCATGAATCCGGCGACTGCGGTGTCCGTTGGCGCTGCGGCATCGGTCTCTCGGCAATCCGTGCAGGTTGGCTCCGTGGATAGCCTTGGTCGACCGGAGTACCTGCAAATCGGCACGGGGCTGGCGTTGGACCTGGAAGCGGATCCGACACCGATAGCGCTGGCATTTGCGGCCGGATTCGGGGCGAATGGAGCGATCGATTTCTACTCCAAGATATCCACGGATGTGGGCAACTTCGTTGCCGGGCTGCCGCCCGACAATTTCAGTTACATCTTCGCCGACTTCGTCAGCGCTACGTCATTTACTGGCGATCACACCATTGTCCCGCCACAGATTGGGCCGGTCTATAACAAGACCAGAAATGCGCTCCTGCACTTCGAGGGCTCAGATGCCTCGACAAGCTTCATCGATGACTACGGCAATACCTGGACGGCGAGCGGCAACGCGCAGCTTGACACGGCCCAATTCAAATTCGGGACTGCTTCCCTTCTGCTCGACGGTACTGGTGACTTTGCAGTAAGTTCGAATTTCATTGCGCTTGGATACGCTGGTGCTGACGTCAGTATTGGGAATGGTTCGTGGACCGTTGAGGGATCTGTACGTTTCAACGTATTGCCTACCAATGGCCTCGCGCAGACATTGTTCGCGGCAGAAAACGATGCCGATTTCGGAGCGACGTTGCGCGTTCACAATGTTGCTGGCGTCTACCAGTTGCGTGTTGATCTTTCATCAAATGGATCGAGCAATGATATTGCATCCGCATCGCCAAGCAATATCGTCACGCCGCTGGTGAACGTCTGGTACCACTGGGTATTGGAGTTTGATGCTGTGACTGGGCACTACCGCACTTACTGGGATGGCACGGCCGAGCACGCCATCTCTGACAAGCTGCCAATTTGTGGGATTGCGGCGATTCGCATTGGCGCGGACCAAGGTGGGACAACAAATTTCGTGAACGGTTGGATCGACGAATTCAGGATTTCGCCCTGCTGCCGTTATCCAGCGGGAACGGTATTCACACCAAGCGCATCCGCATTTGCAGT